TTCAACTTGAGTGGCTGTAGCGTCGATCTCATGTACAACCATTGCAAGTGCTGAAGTTAAATCACCAACAACAGAAGCATTACCTGTATTACTTATAGCGTCAAAGCTACCACCAGACCAAGTAAATGTTCTTTGTCCTGAGTCTAAAATTGTAGCTGTAACTGCGGGGCTAGTACCAGCATTCTTAACATTAAACGAACCTGGACCATACGACTTGTACACATTACCGTACTGGTAGAAGTCAGAATTTGCACCAGCAGTTATAGCAGTACCATATAAGAAATCAACAGGGTGTGTCTCTGTTCCTAAAAATCTTTTTACCTTTACCCAACGTGTCGTTGTTCTGGTTGTACCAAGCACATCGTTTTCAAATGTTTTTTCTGGATCAACTCTTATATAGGAGTTTTGTTGTGACCCATTAAATACTGTTGTGTCAGATCTTAAATGTATATCTCCGTTAGGTACACCATCTTTTATATAGCGAAGATCATTACCTGTGTTGTCAATAAGTTGTAACAACGCACCTGAATCTTTAATGGTTGTAACAAAATCAAAAGCATCTACATACACCACATCATTTGTCGGTGGTTGTACAACAGAAGAGTATATACCAGTAGCAGTAGCTATAACTTTACCAGCAACTGTAACTCCACCTACATCATACTCAACAAACCAATCCTGTGAAAACTGGTTAGCTGTTCCACCATCCCAATCAGACTTAATTACTGTAAACGCATTTTGCTTTTCAAGCTTAACAATCTCCTGCCCCTTAACTGCAGTAAGTTGAATGTCGCTTGTATCTTTTTCTAAGAAAGGTTCTATATATGTCTGTATCTCTTCTAGTGTCCAATCATCATCACCAGCTAAAGGTACTTGTGCTCGCAGTTGATCAGGTAAACTATCAGAATCATTGACTCCATTATGATCTGGTCCATCTACACATTTTAGATTATCAAATGTAGGTGGATCATTTATAACATCGTCAGACAAATCATTTGGTGTACCACCATCGTTAAAGCCTACAGATCTTAAATTAAAAAATTGAAAGCTAATATTAGCAAACAACTTCCTTGGTCTATGTTGTTCATGTGCTATATACAACACATCAGTCTCAGAACTAAACCTTAAATCAGGTAATTGACTAGTTGTGTATGG